AATGTTGCAGATGCATGGTTCTCACCAGCAGGTGTAAATAGAGGTCAACTCCGAGGAGTAACTAAGTTGGCTTACAACCCAACTCAAGCACAGAGAGATTCACTCTATGTAGCAAAAGTTAATCCTTTAGTATCTCTTCCTGGACAAGGAACAATACTATTTGGAGATAAAACTCTAGCATCTAGAGCATCAGCATTCGATAGAATCAACGTTAGAAGATTATTTATCGTATTAGAGAAAGCAATTAGTACTGCTGCTAAAGCACAACTATTTGAATTCAACGATGAATTTACAAGAGCACAGTTTAGAAACTTAGTCGAACCCTTTATGAGGGACGTAAAAGGCAGAAGAGGAGTTACAGACTTCTTAGTAGTATGTGACGAAACAAACAATACACCAGCCGTTGTGGATGGTAATAAGTTTGTTGCAGACATCTATGTTAAGCCAACTAGGTCTATCAACTTTATTACATTGAACTTTGTAGCAACCAGATCAGGAGTTGAATTCTCCGAGATCGCAGGACAATAATAGGAGAAGGACATGGCAATTTTAGGAATTGATGATTTTAAATCAAGACTAACCGGTGGCGGTGCTAGGGCAAATATGTTCAAAGCAACAGTTAATTTCCCTGGATACGCTGAAGGTGATGTTGAACTGACTTCTTTCTTATGTAAAGCTGCTCAGCTACCTGCTTCAATTTTATCCCCAGTGGAAATTCCATTTAGAGGAAGAAAGTTGATTATGGCTGGCGACAGAACATTCGAACCTTGGAACATTACTGTTATCAATGATACAGATTTTAAGGTAAGAGATGCGTTTGAAAGATGGTCTAATGGTATTAACCAACACGAAGCTAATGTTGGAATTGCAAACCCTAATGATTATATGGCTGACATGATTGTTGAGCAACTCGACAAAGAAGGTAAAGCCGTTAAAAGATATGACTTTAGAGGAACATTCCCAACTAATATTGGAGCAATTGATCTTTCTTATGAAAATGAGAATCAGATTGAAGAGTTCACAGTAGAGCTACAGGTTAACTATTGGGAGTCAAATACTACTAGCTAAAACTAGTATAAATAGTATTAAAGGGAGGGGAATTAAACCTCTCCTCCCTTTTAATATTAAAAGGATAAATTATGGCAGAATTTTTCGGGTTTGAAATTAAGAGGACTAGTAAGTCCCAAGAGCCTGTACGTCCATCATTTGTACCTAATACAGATGAAGATGGCGCAGGTGTCATACAGGCGGGAGGCCATTTTGGCGCATATCTCGACCTAGATGGTGACAGAGCAAAAAATGAGTTAGAACTCATTTATAAGTATCGCGATATTTCAACTCAACCAGAGTGTGATGCAGCGATTGAAGATATTATGAACGAAGCCATTGTTGGAGATCATAACGATTCTCCAATTCGTTTAGTTATGGACGAGGTAAAGGCTTCAGATAAGATAAAAGAAATTATACAAGAAGAGTTTGAAAAAATACTTTCACTCTACAACTTTAACAGTTACGGACATGATATCTTCCGTAGATGGTATGTAGATGGTAGACTACCTTATCATGTTATTATTGATGATAAGAATCCAAAAAATGGTATCAAAGAATTACGATATATTGACCCAACAAAGTTAAGAAAAGTAAAAGAGATTGAAGAAGAAAAAGATCCAAAAACTGGGGCAAATATTATTAAGAAACAACAGGAATACTTTTTATTCCAAGATACAGCAATGGGTAAATCTAATCAAGGTATTAAGATACACCCAGATGCAATTATTTACTGTACATCAGGTGTACTGGATTCAAGTAGAAAAAGAATTTTAAGTTATCTACAGAAAGCAATTAAACCAGTTAACCAATTAAGAATGATGGAAGACTCGCTGGTTATTTATAGAATCAGTAGAGCGCCAGAAAGAAGAATTTTTTATATTGATGTTGGTAACTTACCAAAGGGTAAGGCAGAAGAGTATTTAAAAAATATTATGGGCCAATATAGAAATAAAATGGTCTATGATGCTAAAACTGGTAATATAAAAGACGATAAGAAACATATGTCCATGTTAGAGGACTTTTTCTTACCTAGAAGAGAAGGCGGTAGAGGAACAGAGATTACTACATTGCCGGGTGGAGAAAATCTTGGACAGATTGATGATATTCTATATTTCCAAAAGAAATTATATAAGTCACTTAACGTACCAGTAAATAGATTAGAACAAGAAGCTAACTTTACACTAGGAAGAAGTACAGAAATTTCTAGGGATGAAGTCAAGTTTAAAAAGTTTATTGATAGATTGAGAAAGAGATTTAGCGATCTATTCAGACAGACACTTAGAACTCAACTATTGTTAAAAGGCGTTATTACTAAACAAGATTGGGACGAGTGGAAAGAATCAATTCAATTTAACTATATCGAGGATAATTACTTCTCAGAATTAAAAGAAGCCGAGATATGGAAAGAAAGATTTGATATGCTACAGTCTGTTGAAGATTATATTGGTAAGTACATTTCACACGAATGGGCTACTAAAAATATTCTTAAATTAGATGATGAAGCAAGAAAAGAGATGGACGATCAGATAAAAGCTGAGGTTGATGCAGGAATGCACAAGTCAGATGAAGATGATTTTTAAGTCTTTGAAATACATTTTTTTATAAATATATAAACAAGGAAAATTAATTATGAGTATTGAAAACTTAATTAGTAGTCTGAAAGATTCAGATAATATCGCTGCCGGTAAGGCTTTTGATAGTATCATGGCAGACAAAATGAGTGCAGCCCTTGATGCTAAGAAGATTGAAGTAGCATCTTCTTTGCAGGATAGACAAACTGATAATAACGAAGATCAGGAATAGTTAAATGATATCTTTTGCAGAACTTAGAGAAAAGACCGTTAGACTTGGTTCTGGCGAGAAAGAAGTCAAGAAGTATAAAGGTGGTAGGAGAAAGAAGATTGATATTCAAATTTCTCAGAAAGGCCGAAAGTTTTCCGTCTATGTAGATGGAGAAAAACTTGATGATAACTTTAAGAATGCAAAAGAGGCAGAAAAATCAGCTAATGATTTTATTAAGCTGATGGGAGAAGAGTCAGAATGAAGCTTATTGCAGAATATTTAGAAACTGACCTCGAGGTCATACAGGAAGCAAAGAAAGACGGATCCAAAGGATACGTCATAGAAGGTGTTTTCATGCAGGCCAATAGAGAAAACAGAAACAAAAGAACTTACGACAAGTCAGTATTAGAGGCTGCTGTTAGTAAGTACGTTAAAGAACAAGTAAGTACTGGTAGAGCAGTTGGGGAACTTAATCACCCTGAAGGTCCTACCATTAACTTAGATAAAGTTTCGCACAAGATCACAGAACTCCGTTGGGAAGGAAATGATGTTGTGGGGAAAGCATCAATACTTAAAACCCCTATGGGACAAATCGTTGAAGGTTTATTAGAAGGTGGTGTTAAGCTTGGTGTTTCAAGTCGTGGTATGGGAACTCTTGTAAACAAGAATGGCTCACAACATGTCGGCAAGGATTTTATGCTTGCGACCGTTGACATTGTTCAAGACCCGTCTGCGCCAGGTGCCTTTGTAAATGGCATCATGGAAGGCGTTGATTGGGTATGGAATAATGGAGTACTTGTTGCACAAGACATTGAAGAAATTGAGACTGAAATAAAAGAGGCTAAACGATACAACTCAGACGTTGAGATCAGAGCGTTCAAAAATTTCCTCTCTAAATTAAACTCTAAAATATAGGAGACGCATTATGTCAATCGACAATGAAAAAGTAGAAAATGCTTTAGTTGAAGACATTGCTAGTGAAGAGCTAAGTCAAGAAGAAGAGCTCGTTGAAAATGAGAATTTAGACGAGGAAGTTGATCTTGATGAGGGCAAAACTGCTAAGTCAGAAGGCGGCCATGAGGACGACGAAGACGAGGAAGAAGAGCACGAAGAGGACGTCAAAGAAGACGCACCAGTTGTTGATATTCCAAAAACAAAAGCAGGAGTAATCCAAGCTGCAGTAGAAATGTTGAAGAAAGCACGTAAAGAAGATGCACAGAAACTTTACGCAAAAATGGCAAAAGTTGACGAAGGTGAAGAAGAAGATTCAATCGCTTCCGTTGATAAGGCTAAGAAAGTCACTAAAAAGGCACCAGTTCCTGGTGTTAAGGCTAAGGTCGAGTCTGTAGACTTTGATGAAGACCTAGATGCATTGGTTAAAGAAGAAGCAACTCTTTCTGAAGATTTCAGAGGAAAAGCAGGAGCTATCTTTGAGGCCGTACTTACATCTAAGTTGACTCAAGAAGTTGAAAGACTAGAAGCCGAGTATGTGCAAAATCTTGAAGAAGAAGTATCTCAAGTTCAATCTCAGCTAGTAGAGAAGGTAGATTCTTACCTTTCATACGTTGTTGAAAATTGGATGAAAGAAAATGAAGTCGCAGTAACTAACGGTCTTAGAACTGAAATTGCTGAAGAGTTCATGGCTTCACTTCAAAAAGTGTTCGTAGAACATTATATTGATGTTCCAGAAGGTAAAGTGGACCTTGTTGATGATTTATCAGAGCAAGTATCTGAACTAGAAGGGAACCTTAATAAATCAACTGAGGATAATATCAGATTACACGAGCAAGTTCAAGAACTTGAAAGAGCAAATGTAATTAGAGAAAATTCACAGGGTTTAGCTGAAACAGAAGCTGAGAAATTGGCATCTCTAGTTGAAGATATTGATTTTGATAACAGAGAAACTTTTGATATTAAAGTTAAAACTGTTAAGGAATCATACTTCACTAAAGAAGTTAGTGAAACAGCTGATGAAGTAAATAGTCTTGCTGGAAGTGATGAGGCTCCTGCCGCAGAACTTTCTGACTCAATGGCTAGATACACACAAGCTATTAGTAAAAATTATTCATAAACATAATATAGGGGAAACTAAAAATGTTTAATGCAGACTCACAACTCATGGAAAAATGGGGTCCTGTACTAGATCACGAAAGTGCTCCAGGTATTCAGGATAAATACAAGAAAGCTGTTACAGCTAGATTGTTAGAAAACCAAGAAGTTGCTCTTCAAGAAGAAGCAGCTCAAGCAGGTGGTAACTTCATTTCAGAAGCAGCAGCTGCTAACAATGTAGGCGCTGGTATGGGCGCTACTGCTGGTAACATCAAAGGCTTTGATCCAGTATTGATCTCTTTAGTAAGAAGAGCAATGCCAAATCTTATCGCTTATGATATTGCTGGTGTACAACCAATGACTGGTCCTACTGGTCTTATCTTTGCAATGAAGTCTAAGTATGGTTCACAAGCTGGATCAGAAGCCTTCTTTGATGAAGCAGATACAGACTTCTCAGGAAGTGGTAACCATGCAGCTGGTCCAACTGGTCTCGAAGGAGAAACAGACGGATCAGGTAATGATGGTGTCCTAGGTGATGACCTAGCAGATACAACTGTTTCTTTCGGTGAAGGTATTGCTACTGCAGACTCAGAAAGATTAGGTGTCGGTGAATCCGGCGACGGAACTTTCGGCGAAATGGCATTCACAATTGAGAAATCAACTGTTACTGCTAAGTCAAGAGCTCTGAAAGCTGAGTACACAATGGAACTTGCTCAAGACCTTAAAGCAATTCATGGTCTTGATGCAGAGGCAGAACTTGCTAACATTCTTTCAACTGAAATCCTTGCGGAGATCAACAGAGAGATGGTTAGAACAGTTATGTCAAGAGCTAAGTTGGGTGCACAACAATCATCAGTTGCACTAAAAGGTGTATTTGATGTTGCTACAGACTCAGACGGAAGATGGATGGTAGAGAAGTTTAAAGGTCTTATCATGCAACTAGAAAGAGAAGCAAATATTATTGCTAAAGAAACAAGAAGAGGAAAAGGTAACTATGTTATTTGTTCTTCTGACGTTGCTTCTGCTCTTGCAGCTGCAGGTGTCCTAGACTACACTCCAGCACTATCAGCAAGTCTTAATGTAGATGATACAGGTAATACTTTCGCAGGTGTTCTTAATGGACGTCTAAAAGTTTACATTGATCCATATGCAACTGAAGACTTTGCACTAGTTGGTTATAGAGGTACTAACCCTTATGACGCTGGTATCTTCTACTGCCCATACGTACCATTAACAATGGTTAAAGCAGTCGGTGAAAATGACTTCCAGCCAAGAATCGGTTTCAAAACTAGATATGGCATGGTAGCTAACCCATTCGTTGCTGCTGACGGTATCGGTACAGTTAGAACTAACCCATACTTCAGAATCTTTAGAGTAGACGACATTATGGTCGACTAATCCTAAGAGGGTTACAAATTAAAGAGAGCCTTTCGGGGCTCTCTTTTTTTGTTTATAAATAATAGAAAGTAAAGAGGTATAAATAGATATATGACAACTTTAAATAAAAACTTTCTTAGTCCAGTAGGATTTCAATTTAGTATTGATAAGGACAAATTTTCTAATGTAGAATATTTTTGTACTGCAGTATCACTACCTGATATGACTATTCCAGAAAGTCCAGAACCCTATCGTGGAGCAAACGTTGCATTTGCAGGTGATAGATTGGACTTCGGCGATCTTACTATTACATTTAACGTAACAGAAAATATGGAAAACTATCTTGAGATGTATAATTGGATGCATCGGGTAGTCAATGAAAAAGAAGATCAATCAGAAGATGCAGAATTATTGGTACTTAACTCTCACTCTAATGTAGTTAAAAAGATACATTTTAGCAATGTATTTCCAATTGCATTATCAGAACTTGCATTTAATACCCAAGAGGCTGAAGTAGAGTATCTACAATGTACAGCCACATTTGCATATACTTCATTTGAATTTAAATAAAGGGTTTACTTTTTAGTATTTTTGTAGTATAATATATAATACTATAGGTACAATATTGGAAATATTATGAATAATTTAGAACAAATAATTGAAATGTGGAAGAAAGATTCAGTAATTGATGAAATGAATTTAGGTGATGCCTCAAGGGAATCTGCCAAACTTCACTCAAAATACTTAGAATTATATACAGTAAATAAATTAAAATTAAAGAAACTTGATTTAGAATTTAAAGTTTTACTCAAAGAAAAGTTTATGCACTATAATGGTAAACTTACCCAAGAAGAGTTAGACGATAAAGGTTGGGAATATGATCCTCTTAATGGTCTTACTATCTTAAAAGGTGATATGGATAAATGGTACGATTCTGATCCTCTTATCCAATCTCATCAAGCCAAACAGCACTATCAACAAGAGTTGGTAGATACACTCAAAGAAATTATGGAAAATATTAAGTGGCGACATCAGTCTATTAGAAATGCTATTGACTGGCATAAGTTCACTTCAGGTATGTAATGGATTCTATAAAAGTAACCAAGGTAAATGAAACATTCCTTAGAATAGATGCAGACGCAGGTATTCTTATGGAACTAACAGAGCATTTTTGCTTTTATGTTCCTGGTTACAAATTCATGCCAGCATATAAAAATCGTTTATGGGATGGTAAAATCCGTCTGTTAGATATGAGAAAAAGAACCCTTTATTGTGGGTTATATAATTATCTAAAAGAGTTTGCAGATGCTAGAGATTATGTAATAGAATTAGAAGCATCAAGCTATGGATTGCCAGACTCCAAAGAACCAGTTGATATAGAGCATATACTAAATATGGTTACTCTTACAGCTGGTGGCAATAAAATTCAACCCAGAGAATATCAACTAGAGGCGCTTCATCATGCACTATCAAATAAAAAATCTTTACTTCTATCCCCTACTGCATCAGGTAAATCTCTTATTATATACATGGCCGTTAGAGCCTTTCTTGATTCTTATGATAATAATGTTCTTATAATTGTTCCTACCACATCTTTGGTAGAACAGATGTATTCTGACTTTGCTGACTATTCATCACAAGACGAGTGGAGTGCAGAAGAGAATTGTCATAAAATATATTCAGGTAAAGAAAAATATAACCTATCACAAAGGGTTATTATCTCTACATGGCAGTCAGTATATAAATTAAGAGCACCATGGTTTGAAAACTTTGGTATGGTTGTAGGAGATGAGGCACATAATTTTAAAGCTAAATCACTTACTGCAATTATGGAAAAATGTAACGAAGCGGCTATTAAGATCGGGACCACAGGCACATTAGATGGTACCCAAACCCATCAGTTGGTATTAGAAGGATTATTTGGCCCTGTCCATAAAGTTACTACCACCAAGAAGTTAATGGATAATGAAGATTTAGCACAATTAAATATTAATATACTATTACTTAAATATAAGGAAGAATTCTGTAGGCTAGTATCAAGAAATACTTATCAAGAAGAAATGGATTTTATAGTACAATACGGGCCTAGAAATAATTTTATAGCAAACTTAGCTATGAAGAATGAAGGCAACACGCTGATTTTATTTCAGTATGTAGAGAAACATGGTAAACCTTTACACAGTTTATTACAAGAAAAGTTTGATCAGTTGCCAAGAAAGACAAGGAGGTTGTTCTATGTCTCAGGGGAGACCGACGTGGATACCAGGGAGAAGGTACGGGAGATTACGGAGAAATCCAGTGACGCGATTATTGTTGCAAGTATGGGCACTTTTTCTACTGGGATTAATATTCGTAATTTACACAACATTGTATTTGCTTCACCTAGTAAGTCACAAATTAGGGTTCTGCAAAGCATTGGACGAGGATTAAGAAAGACAGACGATGGTAAACCAACTACTGTATTTGACATCGCTGATGATTTACATTGGAAGTCAAAGAAGAATTATACCTTAATTCATGCGGCAGAGCGCATTAAAATATACTCGAAAGAAAAGTTTAAGTACAAGATTTACGATATAAATATATAAGTATGGAAATAAGACAGTTCAAACTATTAAATGGTGAAGATATCATTGCTGTGATGAATACAAGATACGGCGATCACTATATCATTGAAAGACCAGTTCAGATTGCTTTTGATGGCATGGGTAGGTTAGTATTCAGCCATTGGTTCCCACTTTCAGAACAGATTATGTTTAAACTATATAAGAACAGATGCATTCAGCATGTGCCAGTGAATAAAGAGTATGAAGAGGCTTATACAAAATATATTATGACCGAAGAACAGCCTTTCTCAGATACTGAAATATTAGATAGAATTAAATTGCTTCAGGAAACCCTTGAAGTACAGAGAAGATCACAAGAAGAATATGATGAATTGGAAGACTTTGCTAGTCCAAATGAACCTAAAAAGAGAACTACAATACATTAAAAAGTTTAGTATACCTCTATCTCCCCCGGAGTTAATATATTATACTACACTTTTCCGCAAATGTAAAGGGGCTAAATGAAAAAAACTACACTTTTTTCGTTAATAAAACACTTTACTTTGTTCAGTTTTTGTAGTATAATATACTATTATTGGAGAAATAATTATGAAACCTAAGCAAAAGCCACATTACGTGAACAATAAGGAATTCTCTCATGCTGTAGTGGATTACGTTAATGAGTGTAATGTGAACAAAGACAAGGGCCTTGATGTACCTACTGTCCCAGATTATATCGCCAGATGCTTTATCAAAATCGCAGAAGGCTTATCCCATAGACCGAACTTCGTGAGGTATACCTATCGGGAAGAGATGGTTATGGATGCAGTAGAAAACTGTTTAAGAGCTATTGGCAACTATAATATAGATACTGCAACCAGAACTGGTAATCCAAATGCATTCTCATACTTTACTCAAATATGTTACTATGCATTTATCCGTAGAATAACCAAAGAAAAGAAACAACAAGACATTAAATTTAAATTCATTGAAAAGATGGGTATTGAAGACTTTGTTGCCATGGGTATGGATAACGCAGGGGCAGCAGAAACAATGAATTATGTTGATACACTAAGACAACGTATTTCTACTGTTAAACAAAAAGATGCTGCAGTTAAGAAATTTGCAAAAGAGGAAAAGGCTAAAGAGAAACTAGAGCTCTTTATGATATAATTATGTGGAAATATGAATGTAAGGCAGGTGTCTATTCTGAGACATCATTAATCAAACTTTTATGGGCTATTCACAGCCATAGACTACACCACTTAATCAACCACGGGAGGTATGCAGATTGAAAGTTGCAATACTAAATGATACACACTGCGGCGTAAGAAATTCATCTGATATCTTTCTACAATATCAAGAAAGGTTTTATCAAGAGATTTTCTTTCCGTATCTAAAGGAACACAACATTAAGAATATTCTTCACTTAGGAGATTATTATGAGCACAGAAAATTCGTCAACTTCAAGGCACTCAATGCTAATAGGAAACACTTCCTTGAGCCTATGCGTGATGCTGGCATTACAATGGACATTATACCAGGGAACCATGATGTCTACTTCAAGAACACCAATGAACTATGTTCCCTCAAGGAACTACTTGGGTACTTCACTTCAAATGTAAATATTATTATGAAACCTACTGTCATTGATTATGACGGAACTGGAGTTGCAGTTATCCCATGGATTAATAATGGTAATTACCAAGAGTATACAGAATGGGCACTTAAATGTAAGGCACCTATTCTTGGCGCTCACTTAGAACTAAAAGGCTTTGATATGATGGCTGGTATTCCAAATCCACATGGTATGAACGCAGATATCTTTTCAAGATTTGAAATGGTTCTATCTGGCCATTTCCATACTAAGTCAAGTCAAGGTAATGTTACTTACTTAGGTTCTCAAATGGAATTTACTTGGGCAGATGTAGATGATCCTAAATATTTCCATGTATTGGATACAGAGACAAGAGAGATCGAGGCAGTACGTAATCCAATCACAATGTTTAAAAAGATTATATATGATGATACAAAGACAGATTACAGTAAAGTTGATGTATCAGAATTTGAGAAAAAGTTTATCAAATTAATTGTTATAAATAAAAATGACTTATATATGTTTGATCAGTTTGTAGATAGGTTACAATCTATTGAAACATACGAGCTAAAGATTGCAGAATCTTTTGAAGAGTATTTGGGAGAAAGCGTCGAGGACGAGAAGATATCCCTGGAAGATACTACGACCCTTCTTGATTCTTATGTCGATGCCGTAGAGACCGATCTTGAAAAAGATAAGTTAAAAATTGAATTAAGGACTCTATATACAGAGGCACAGAACTTAGAGGTAGTATGATACATTTTAAATCTTGTTCGTGGAAGAACTTTCTTTCCACGGGCTCAGACTCAATCAAAATCCAATTAGATAAATCTCCATCAACACTTATAGTAGGCCAAAATGGTGCTGGTAAATCAACCTTACTAGATGCACTTTCATTTGGCCTTTTTGGTAAGGCACATAGAGATATTGGTAAAGGCCAATTAATTAATTCTATTAATAAAAAGCAAACTTTAGTAGAGGTAGAATTCACAGTCGGTAATGCAGACTTTAAAATTGTAAGAGGAATCAAACCCAACAAGTTTGAGATTTGGCAGAATGGTAATCTAATTAATCAAGCATCTAATGTTAGAGATTATCAAAAGTTTTTGGAAACTAACATTTTAAAACTCAACCACAAGTCGTTTCACCAAGTAGTAGTTCTAGGTTCTAGTTCCTTTATCCCTTTCATGCAACTACCTAGCTGGTCACGTAGAAGTATTATTGAAGACTTGCTTGATATTAATATCTTCAGTAAGATGAATACTCTATTAAAGGAAAAGAACAGTAAATTGCGTGATAACCTAAATGATGTAAATCATAGAATTGATTTGGTAAATACTAAGATTGATTCACAGTCAAAATATATTAAAAACCTAGATGCATTAAATCAAGAACAAGTAGAAAAGAATAGGGATTCTATTAACACATATAAAAAGCAAATAGATGAAACCCTAAAAGAATCACAAAAGCTAGGTAAGAACTTGTCTTCACTTATGTCCGAAGAGGAACGTAACCATAAAAACTTTATGGAACGTATGAGTGAAGTAAAGTCACTAGATAAAAACTTAAACGGCCAGATTAAGGCCCTAGTCAAAGAAGCTCGTTTCTATGAAGAGAATGACCAATGCCCTACTTGTGATCAAGAGATCAATGATAATATTAAAGAAACCAAGATCACAGCAATTAAATCTTCTGCAGCAGATGTTCAGACTGAACTCGGTAAACTGGCAAAAGAAGTAGCCACTACCGAGAAAGAAGGAGTACAGATTAGTAATAACCTTAATAAACTAAGACAAAGACAGGGCAAGATTAATTCAAACAATGAGAAGATAGCATTACTACAAAAAGAGATTGATAAGGTTCAAAAGAATATAGACAGTCTAACACAAATGACTGGTGATAGTGGTAAGGCCAAGAAAGAACTTTCCGACCTTAGAAAAACTAAAGAGAAAGCAACAGAAATGAAACTCAGCTATGTAGAAGAACGCACATACAATGAGGTTATTGGCGAGATGCTGAAAGATACCGGCATAAAGACTAAAGTAATTAAGCAGTATCTACCAGTAATGAATAGGCTGATTAACCAATACCTACAGGTGCTAGACTTTTTCGTGGCTTTCCATTTAGACGAGAACTTTAATGAAACTATCAGATCTCGTCATAGAGATACATTTAATTATGCATCATTCTCAGAAGGTGAAAAGCAACGTATTGACCTATCACTACTCTTTACATGGAGACAAATTGCAAAGATGAAAAACTCTGCCGCTACAAATTTACTTATCCTAGATGAAACCTTTGATAGTAGCTTGGACGTTGACGGAGTGGATAATCTTACCAAAATTCTATCTACACTAGAAGATGGAACAAACGTATTCATCATATCACATAAAGGAGACATCTTGGAAAACAAGTTCAGATCAAAGATTGAATTTTTCAAAGATAGAAACTTTTCAAAGATCGCATAGTTATATTCATATAACAAAACAGTCTAAAAATCTATTTACAACGGGCTGAACTTGTATTATAATTATATTCTAAATTAAAGAATTATCTCCCAGTAGCTCAACTGGATAGAGCAACGGCCTTCTAAGCCGTAGGTTAGAGGTTCGAGTCCTCTCTGGGAGGCCAAATAGAGGAAAGGAAATGTTATTCATTGATTACGTATTTGATATATCAGAGGAAGGAATTGAACTAATGGACGACCAACCAGACGAAATGCTGACACTAGATAAAACTCCATTTAATGTTGGAGATCATTTTTGCCTAGAACAGCGAGAAGATGGTAGATTATTTTTCAGGCGAGTTGATGTCCGAGATCATTATAGATGGCCGACAAACGTTTGAATTGTTACAAATGTGTTACATTTATGTTACATTTGTGTAAAATCTTTAAAAAAAGTGAAAAAACCTCTTTACATACTATGCTTTGCGTAGTATAATATACTTATAAATTAAAAGAGATACCTATATTATGATGAATTATGAAAACTCAATCTTACCAAAACTCTTGGCTAAAGAGAATATCTCAATAAGACACGGGAACTTCTCAACAGCCTGGTTTGATATCAAGAATAGAACCCTTGGTCTTCCATTGTGGAAAGACATGGGCAAAGATGTTTATGACCTTCTCATCGGACACGAAGTTGGTCATGCATTGGAAACCCCATTCGAGGGTTGGCACGATAGTCCAGAGAAACTAGAAGGCTGTCCAAGATCATATATCAACGTCATAGAAGATGCAAGGATTGAGAGAAAAATCCAGTTAAGGTATCCTGGGTTAGTCAACTCATTCAATAAGGGTTACAAGAAACTATTGGATAACGAATTCTTCGGTCCAGTAGATGATATAGATTATGATCAAGTAAAACTTATTGATAAAATCAACCTAAAGACCAAACTCGGCTCTCTTATAGATGTACCATTCAACTCAGATGAAATGGTCTACTTAGAAAGAGCCAAATCTACTCAAACATTTGATGAAGTAATTCAGTTGGTGAAAGACATTCTAGCTTACACCCAAGAAAATACCCCAGAGCTTATTCAGAAACCTGAACCAGATAATACAGAAGATCAAGATCAAGATCAAATTACAGAAGATGATAACCAAGAAATGGATCCAACTTCATCTGGTCATGATGATTACTTAGAACAAGAAACTGAAGAAGAAACTAATCAAGAATCAAATACAGATAGAAAGACAGAAGAATCAGAAAAGGAAGAAGAACAACAGTCACAAGTGGCTTCACCAGAACCAACTCACGGGCCATTGGATGAATCCATCACGGACCAGATTTATAGATCAAAAGAAAAGACATTACTTGATACAGATGGTAATGGTAAACAAACATTAGTTATCGGCCAAATGACCAAAGAGAATATTGAAATGTCCCTAGTGGATTTCAAATCTCTTACAAAAGAAAGAGCCATCAATGCTCTAAAATTAGAAAAAGAGGCAGAAGAATACGGAAGTCAATACTTTAATTGGCAAGAAGAATTAAATGATTATCCTTCTTATATGAAGCAACTTAAAAAGAATGTTCAACCAGCCGTTAGAGAGTTCGAGATGAAAAAAGCCGCGACCCAGTGGCAAAGAGCTACAGAGGCTAAGACTGGTAACATCAACGTCAACAAGTTATGGTCATACAAAACAAATGATGATATCTTCCTTAAGGCAACTAAGTTACCAAAGGCTAAGTCTCACGGCATGGTCATGTTGGTAGACTATTCTGGATCCATGTCGGATTCAATGAAATATGTAATGGATCAAATACTCCATACAGTAGTCTTTTGTAAAACAGTAAATATTCCATTTGAAGTTTATGCATTCACAACAGGTGGCTGGAGAACAGGCTATCTGGATAGAAATTACAATGACGGCGACATGGATATGGATGACCTAAGAATGCCACTCCTAGTCAGTTCAGATATGAGTAAGGCTGATTATATTGAGGCAACTAAGTATCTTTACCTAAGAGTAAGAGCAAGGTCTTGGCATAGTCACCCAATCGGTGCATCAGAGGGTTGGGGTTCTACTCCTCTTAACCAGGCCTTAGTAGTTTCGCATGATATTATTAAGAAGTTCAAATCAAAACACGGCATTGAAAAACTTAATTTCTTAACCTTCACAGATGGAGATGCGAATAGATTATCAATCCACGGCACTGACACTTGGGATTATTCAAGCGATGTCAGAATGTTAGTTCAAGGTAAGGTCATCAATACTACAAGAAACAGTAGTAGAAAAATGACCGAGGCTCTTCTTAATAATATCAAGAAGATGTATCAGACTAACAATATCGGCTTCTTCATGGCTGACTCTTCCAGAGAGTGGAAGTACAGACTTAACGATATTGCTTGGTACCATACAGATAAAAGCGATGTAGAACTTAGAAAAGAATGCAACAGAGAATACAGTAAAAACAAATGTGTTGAGTTTAAGAAGATCAAAGGCTACGACACTTACTACATGGTCAAAGGTGGTAAGAACCTAGACACTAATGAAGATGATTTCGAGGTGGAAGAAAATATGTCAGATGCCCAAATCAGAAACGCATTTAAGAAGTACTCAAAGACAAAGAAAACCAACAAAGTCCTTCTCACTAAGTTCGGAGGGGCAGTAGCTTGAGTGTTACATTTATGTTACAAAGTCAAAAAAAGTTCACTTTTTTCGCAAAAACACTTTACAAGCCATGCAAAACCAGTTATAATATACAAGTAAATTAATTAAAAGGAGTATCTATATTATGAAAGCGATGAAAAAATCAACTCAAATTATCCTCGAAACTCTGGCCCAAAGGTTCCCAGATCAGACAGAGTTCAAGAGGTCCCAGATCAGTGATACAGCTGACTCTCTGGGTTATACAAGAAAAGACTTCTGGGATTTAATCGATGCCAAGATCAGGGTAAAACCTGGGGTTTACGATTTATCAGCCATGATTGTTCCAGTCAAACAACAACCAGTTATGGCTAACAATGTAGTTAAGATGCAGTCAATAGTCAATGAAGAATCCAACTTTGCTAAGAAAGACCCAACATTCGTACCTTGGGGCTCTTTCTCAGACGTTGTTAAAATTCTAAAGTCCGAGATGTTCTATCCAGTTTATATCTCTGGCTTGTCAGGTAATGGTAAAACATTCATGGTCGAACAAGCGGCCGCTAAACTCGGCAGAGAGTTCATCAGGGTTCAGATTAACCCAGAAACAGATGAAGATGATTTGCTAGGTGGATTCAGGCTCATCAATGGAGAAACAGTTTTCTCTAAAGGGCCAGTTCTTAAGGCTATGGAGAGAGGAGCTATTCTTCTCCTAGACGAGGTGGACAGAGCCACTAACAAGATCATGTGTCTACAAGGTATCCTAGAAGGAAAACCAGTACTAGTCAAAAAGACTGGCGAGGTAGTAGAACCAGAACAAGGTTTCAATGTTATTGCCACAGCCAATACTAAAGGTAAGGGTTCCGAAGATGGCAGGTTTACAGCCGCCTCTATTATAGATGATGCCTTCTTGGAAAGATTTACAGTAGCCATAGATCAGGCTTTCCCAAGTCAAACCATAGAAAAGAAAATCATTATTAAACACATGGAAAAATTCGGCAAGTCCGATGAAGAGTTTGCCGATAAACTAGTCACTTGGGCTGACATTATTAGAAAGACATTCTATGATGATGGCGTTGACGAAGTAATTTCAACCAGAAGGCTATGTCACATAGTTCAAACCTTTTCCATCTTTGATAACAAGATGAAGGCCATCGAGTTATGTATTGCAAGGTTTGACGACGATACTAAGGCCGCCTTCTTGGACTTATACACTAAAGTGGATTCTGGAGTAACCTTCGATGAAGAACAAGAGGGTGCTGAGAATTCCAGTAATGGAGACATCAATGAAGGATTTTAAATATATAGATTATAAATTTAACGAGGGGGCTCTCATCAAAGAGCTCCACGATTATATAGATTCAACCTATAACGCTCATTATGGTCAAGGAGGACTTCAATCAAGTGAAGTTATTATTGATCGAGGCCACGGCCTAGGATTTTTCTTAGGTAATGTGGATAAATATAATGCACGTTATGGCAAGAAAGGCGATACTCCTGAGGAGTGGCGCAAAGACCTACTTAAGGTCTTACATTATGGATTATTGGCTTTATACGAGCACGATCGCATTAATGAAAAATAATTACACAAAGGACTTTACAAATGGCCGAAAGTGTAGTATAATATTAACTATTAAATATGGAGATGCAAATGCAATTATCTAATGAAACCCAGGCACTTCTATCCAACTTTGCTTCTATTAATGCAAATATGGTTTTGAAACCTGGTAAACAACTAAAGACTATTTCCGAGGCCAAGAATATTTTGGCAGTCGCAAATATTACAGAAGACTTTCCTTCTGAAATGGGCATTTATGATCTCAATGAGTTTCTATCAATTCATGGACTTATTGAAGATCCAACTCTCGTGTTCGAGGACAATGCTGTCGTGTTCAAAGATGATACCAATACGGTAAAATATTTCTTTGCGGCACCTAGTATCCTAACAACGCCAGAGAAAGATATCACAATGCCTTCTACAGAAGTAGAAGTTCACTTTACTGCAGACTCAATCGCAAAGATTAAGAAGGCAGCGAATGTGCTTGGTCACATTGATCTTGCTATTAAAGGCGGAGATAATGTAACAGTAGAAGTATTTGATGCTAAAGATAGTAGCGCCAATACTTATACACTAGACCTTGGTGCCAATACAACTGGTTCCACATTTAACTTTGTCATGAACATTGCTAATCTAAAGCTTGTTGATGGCGATTACAATGTATTTATTTCATCTAAGTTGATTTCCAAATGGTGTAACACTAGTTTACCTGTAAATTATTTTATTGCTTTGGAAAAAACAAGTACTTATGGTGTATAAATATAAATACATTAAAAAGAATTCTCATTATAATATGAGGATAATACGGGAGATGCCGAGGGTCGGGTCTCTTATAATTAGTCTACTTTGCAAAGGAGAAGAAAATGACTGAAGAAGTAAACGCACCACAAGGTGCAGAGGAGCAACAGGCTCCTAATCTTTCCCTACAAGACATCGCAACTATGGTACAGATCATTGATCTAGTATCAAGACGTGGTGGTTTTGAAGGGCCAGAGCTAGAGGCAGTAGGTGGCCTTAGAAACAGAATTGTGGCATTTCTAAATGCAGCAGCACCTAAAGATGGAGTTCCTGAAGGACAAGTTCCTGTGGAAGAACCATCAGTTGATGAGGTAGAAGCCGAAGAGGCGTAACCTAACTAGCCATGAGAGTGGGGGTGGCTCCCCCATATTTTATTATTTTATTGAGGAACTATATTATGGAAATTTCGGAAAGAACAAATCTAGTAAACGCCCTCCAAAAGGGAATCGTCCAAGTAATCTTTAAAAAAATCAATACTGATGAAATCAGAATAATGCCATGCACTTTAAGAAAAGAAATCTTAGAGGAGAATGGAGTAAAGATTGCATTAGAAAGCATGGAACCAAGTAGTGATCATTATGCCGTATGGGCAATAGACAAGAATGCCTGGCGATCATTTAGAGTTGAGACAGTAGTTTCATGGGAGGTGCTATGACGGAAGAATTTCTATGGGTAGAAAAATATCGCCCACAAACAATACAAGACACAATCTTACCACAACGAATTAAAGATACATTTCAAACAATCGTTGATACTGGCGAGATACCAAATTTACTTCTTACTGGCACAGCAGGTGTTGGTAAGACTACAGTTGCCAAAGCCCTATGTAAGACCCTGGGGCTAGACTATCTGTTAATTAACGGATCGGAAGAAGGCAACATTGATACACTGAGGACAAAGATTAAACACTTTGCTTCTACAGTATCTTTACAGGGTGGATACAAGGTGGTTATTCTTGATGAGGCCGACTACCTCAACCCCCAATCCACCCAACCCGCGTTACGTGGATTCATTGAAGAGTTCAGTAACAACTGTAGGTTCATTATGACCTGTAACTTCAAGAACAGGATTATTGATCCATTGCATTCTCGTTGCTCTGTAATAGAGTTCAATATCGCAAAGAAAGATAGTCCTAAATTATGTGCACAGTTCCTAGATAGGTGTTGTACTATACTATCCAAAGAAAACGTCACATACGAGAAGCCAGTAGTCGCAGAACTCATTATGAAGTACTTGCCAGATTGGCGTAGAGTTCTTAATGAATTACAAAGATATTCAGTTTCAAATACAATTGATTCTGGCATCCTTACTTCTCTTAGTGAAGTATCTATCAATAATCTAATGTCTGCCTTAAAGAACAAAGACTTTAAGAAAATGAGACAATGGGTTACCGATAATATTGACCAAGAACCTGCAGCACTCTTTAGGAAGTTATATGATAATATGTACGAGTATGTGGAACCTCAATCTATTCCACAGCTTGTTCTTATTCTCGCTGACTATCAATATAAAAATAGTTTCGTGGCAGATCACGAAATCAATATGGTCGCCTGTTGTACAGAGATCATGGCTGGGGTGCAATTCAAATGAGCCCCTTCGATTATATAAACGATATCACTAATAATAAGAAAGGCATAATGGTAGATGATATTGCAGAAAAAGAATATAATGCATTTATTGTTAATCGCGGCCTAGGCAACTTCCGAGATACTATATTATTTGCAAACGAGATGAATGTTAACCACCATCTGGATGCGCGTCTTCAATATGATTTTTTTATAAATATTATTAAGAAGCAGAAAAGGTGGTCCAAATGGGCCAAACCAGAATCAGTTTCTAATTTGGAAATTATCAAAGAATATTATGGATATAGTAATGAAAAGGCTAAGTCCGTACTATCCTTATTAAATAATGATCAGTTGGAAACATTGAAGAAAAGGATGTATAAAGGTGGAAAACGAAAATAATATAGAAGTCAAGAACTGGACACCAGCAGATATGCTTGAAGTGTCCTTAAACGAGCCTGATGATTTCCTAAAAATCAGGGAAACATTAACAAGAATAGGTGTAGCATCTCGAAAAGACCAGAAGCTATATCAGTCTTGTCATATCTTACATAAACAAGGCAGATACTTTATAGTTCACTTTAAAGAACTATTTTTGCTAGATGGTAAACCATCAAATCTAATCGAGAATGATCTACATCGCAGAAACACAATCGCAACTCTACTTGCTGATTGGGGATTAATTACTATACTTAATCCAAGTAAGAGTAAGGATGTAGCTCCATTAAGACAAATAAAAGTTATCCCTTATAAAGAAAAAGCAGAATGGCAGCTATGTCCTAAATATAATATAGGAAATAGCAATGACAACGAAAGAACTAAATAGAGATTTAAAAAGAATGGGCTTAGTCGCAAAAACAAAAGCCTATAGAGAACAAGTAGTATTCGCGCAATATTTGTATGTATTTTTAACAGGAATATTATTTGGAGTAATTTTTATATAAACTGAATATTAAGTTTGTATAAATAATAGTGGTGCCGAATGGTTCGGGCCACAATAACCTTGCTATATATAGGAGGAAACTAAAATGGTAAGAAGTACTATGAGCGTACCTCGCTCACTCTTTATCGGATTTGAGCCGATACTTAACGAACTTGAGAGAATCCACTCTGCTGGAAGAACTCAAGACAACTATCCACCTCATAACGTTGTTAAGGTAGATGATGAAAACTTTATCATCGAATTAGCTGTTGCGGGATTCTCGGAAGAGGATATTTCCGTTGAGGTAAAAGATGGGATTTTGCTAGTAAAAGGCGAAATCGGAAAAGATGAACGCGAATATGCGCACAAAGGTATATCGTCCCGCAAGTTTGAGAAGTCCTTCCGACTCTCAGAATTTGTCGTAATAGACGGTGCTGATCTAGTGAACGGAATACTTGTAGTGAATGCTAGAGTTGAAGTTCCAGAAGAGAGGCGTCCTAGGAAGATCGAAATAGGGTCTGCTGGGGCATCAAAGAAGAAAGGATTTATCAGAGATTAATCCTAGTGAGCAGCGATTACCCAGTGGATTGAAATATCAATTTACTGGAGATTATAAGATGAAACATCTAATAACTATTGTGCGAAAGCATGATGATTTATCTGAGGCCCTTAAAAATGCAATGGAGTTCTTTTTAGTATTAGGGGGAACTATACTAATTGCACCAACCATTATGTGGATGGCAACACTTTAAGGATCAGAACAACTCGGTGGGGTTTCGGCCCCACCAACTTTTTTTAAAAAACCTCTTTACATTTGATGTGAATTGTAGTATAATATACTTATTAATTATGGATTGGACCTTATGAATTTCTACACTAATGTTACCAGATACGGCAATATGCTACTCTATCGTGGCTATGAAAATGGCAAGAAAGTCCAGAAACGTATCAAATTCAAACCAACACTATTTGTAAATACACCGCAGGGAGATTGGACTTCCCTAGATGGTAAACCATGTGCACCTATCAAGTTCGATTCTATGCGTGAGGCCAAAGAATGGCTAGATGTAAATAAGAATACTGCTGGTAGAGAAATCTATGGTAACGATAGATACATTTCTCAATTCATCAATGAACAATTCCCTGGAACTATCGAGTTCAATCGTAACCAAATTAATGTAACAACAATCGACATCGAGGTTGCCTCTGATGATGGATTCCCAGAACCAGATCAGGCAGAACACCCAATTATATCAATCGCCATGAAGAACAATATTGATAATACCTATTATGTGTGGGGTCTTGGCGAATACAATACTGACCAGTCCATTATGAAAACCAATCGCGTTATCTATGAACACTGCGTATCAGAAGTAGACCTTATCAATAAATTTATCAATCATTGGTCTTTACCAAGTAACTGTCCAGATATTATTACTGGCTGGAACAGTATGTACTTTGATATACCTTACATTATCAATCGCACAATCAGACTACTCGGCGACGAGGCACCTAAAAGATTATCACCATGGGGTATGGTAGAACGTAGAACGGCCCGTAAACTTAACCGAGAACAAACAGTATTCAATATTCAAGGTGTTGGTCATGCTGACTATATGGAACTATTCCAAAAATATACTTACTCAGCCCAAGAGTCCTATGCTCTTAACCACATTGCCCATATTATTCTTGGCGAGAAGAAATTATCCTATGAAGAATATGGTTCACTTCACAGCCTATACAAGAACGATCACCAAAAATTTATTGACTATAATATCAAAGACGTTGAGTTGGTAGATCGCCTAGAAGATAAGATGGGTTTAATTACTCTCATGTTAACCATGGCATACAAAGGCGGTGTAAACTATTCCGATACTTTCGGAGTTACTGCAATCTGGGATACTATTATCTACAGATACCTAGATGCCAAAAAGATTGCCATGCCATTTGGTGAAACTAAAATCAAGACAAACTATCCCGGCGGTTATGTAAAAGACCCTAAAGTTGGCTTACACGAACACGTGGTATCATTCGACCTTAACTCACTATATCCATCAATTATCATGCAGTACAATATGTCGCCAGAGACAATCGAAAATGGTAAAGTATTGCCAATTAACCTAGACAAGATACTAGAGGGTTACACATTCGACAGACAAGGTAGTGCCGTAGGTGGTAATGGTCAATGTTTCACTACTACAAAACGTGGCGTCATGCCAACCTTAGTAGATGATTTATACAGTGAACGTGTTGTAATCAAGAACGAGATGATACAGGCCCAGAGAGAATTGCAGAAAGTAGTTCCAGGTGATAAACAAAAACTTTACGATATAGAACGTAGAATATCCGTTGCAGAAAACCAACAGATGGCAATTAAAATTCTACTTAACTCACTTTATGGCGCTATGGGTAACAAGTACTTCCGTTTCTTTGACCAACGTATCGCCGAGGCCATTACACTTTCTGGTCAGTTGACTATCAGATGGGCAGAAGTTGCACTTAACAGATACCTAAATAAAGTAATGAAAACAGACACCGATTATATTATCGCCATTGACACAGACTCGCTCTATGTCAATCTAGGCCCACTGGTCGAACAGGTCAACCCTTCCAATCCAGTTGACTTCCTTGATAAAGTTGCTAGTGAAAAACTAGAACCAGTCCTCAGTAAGGCATATCAAGAACTGTTCGATCAGATGGGTGGCATCGACAATCGTATGGTTATGAAAAGAGAGGCCATTGCAGATCGTGCAATCTGGACTGCCAAGAAAAGATACATACTCAATGTCCATGATAACGAGGGTGTCCGTTACAAAGAACCTAAACTCAAAATCATGGGTATCGAGGCCATCAAATCTTCTACTCCTGCACCATGCCGTGATGCTCTTAAAGAATTGTTCAAAGTTATTATGAAGGGTTCCGAGAAAGAAAACCAAAAGGCAATCTTACATTTCAAAGAATACTTCCAAACATTACCAGCACATGATATTGCATTCCCACGTGGAGTAAGTAATGTAGTCGAGTATTCCAGTGCAGAGACTATTTACAAGAAGGGTACTCCAATGCATGTACGTGCCGCTCTACTACACAATCGCCAGATCAAAGATCGTGGCCTGTCGAGAAAGTATCAACCAATCAGAAATGGCGAGAAGATCAAATTTATCTATCTCAAAACACCCAACCCAATCAAAGAAAATGTTATCGGATTTATGCAGTATCTGCCAAAAGAGTTTGAATTGGATCACTATATAGATTATGAAACACAATTTCAAAAGACATTCCTTGACCCTATTGAACCTATATTCAAGGCGATTGGATGGAGTACAGAAGAAACTTCAAGTTTAGAGGATTTTTTTGGATAAACACTTTACTTTTATGCGAAAGTGTAGTATAATATATAAATTAAATTAAGGAAATTATTATGAAACTAGTAAGAATATCATCAGGAGAAGAGGTTATTGGAGAAGTAACCGAAACCCCTTATGGAGCAACAATTAAAAAGGGATATGTATTAATCCCTGGCGGTGAAGGTAAGATCGCATTCATGCCTTTCATGCCATATACAAAGAGTTGGAAAGAAGGCCTTGAGATTAGTAAAAAGAATATTGTTTTTATTGCTGATCCAGTTGACGAGTTAGTTGAACAAGTAGAGGCAGTCAGAAACCCTAAGAAAATTATTTCACCTAAGAAGGACATTATAATCTAATGAATACGAGCGTAAGAACTGGAGAATGGGTAGACAAGATTGGTCAATGGCACCATGATAGAAACCTAATTGAAGGTGCAACAGACAAAGATCAAGTATGTAAATTAATTCAAGAAGTTGGAGAATTATCAGACAATGTATGTAAAGGGAACGATGTTGCCGATGATATTGGTGACTGTATGGTGGTACTTATTAATATCGCTATTAGAAATGGTTTAACTATTGATAGGTGTTTAGAAGTTGCGTACAATGATATTAAGGACAGAAAGGGCCGTATGGTTGACGGCATCTTCATCAAGGAGGAGTAATGGCAGGAAATCAACCCAAATATCCAATCTATATTATCTCTAAGGGTCGTGCAGACACTAGACTAACAGTTAAGACACTAGAGGCGAACGGAACTCCTTATACGATTGTAGTTGAACCACAAGAGTATGAAGAGTACGCTGCAGTTATTGATCCAGCCAATATTTTGGTTACCCCATTTTCAAATCTAGGACAAGGATCAATTCCTGTCCGTAACTTTGTATGGGAACATGCTAAGAATACTGGTGCAGAAAGACACTGGATCCTAGATGATAATATTCAGCATATGTACAGACTACATAAAAATGCTAAGATCAAGATTACAGACGGGACATGCTTTAGTGCAAGTGAAGAGTTTACTGACAGATATGAAAATGTTAAAATGTCAGGACTGAACTACAGTTACTTCCTACCAGCAACTACAAAACGTCCACCCTATTATCATAACACTAGGGTTTATTCTTGTATCTTACTTGCAAATGATATCTATCCAGAATTTGCATGGAGAGGTAGATTCAATGAAGATACAGACCTATCACTTAGGATTATGAAGGCTGGTTATCACACTTTCCTATTTAATAACTTTGCTTGTGGTAAGATAACTACAATGACAATGAAAGGTGGTAATACAGAAGAGCTATATAATATAAATCAGACAGGAGATCAGAACAATAGAAAGGGTAATGAAAACTTTGATAACAGATATGAGTTTGCAGAATCACTAAGAAAGCAACATCCAGACTGTGTTAAAGTTACATGGAAATGGGGCAGGTGGCATCACCACATTGACTACTCCATATTCCAGAAAGAAAAACCCACTCTTAAGGCAGACCTAAATATACCTAAAGTGGTAGATAATAAGGGATTAAAATTAGTTAGATTAAAACAGGAGGCAATAAATGGCAGTTAAAAATAATTCTACAAAAGATAGGCAAGCCAATTACGAAGGCGAAAGTCTATTTGTTTTATCGGGTGCAGAAGAGGCAGAAACTCCACATCAGTGGGACTCAATGCCAGAATTCGATCAAAAACAAAATGAGGCATGGAAAATGCTAAAAGTCAGATTCCGTAATGAAGCAGACTTAATGGCATTTGCAGAATTGGTTGGGCAAACAGTAACACCAAAGACAAAAGGTATTTGGTATCCAGCAGCAGATAAATCTAAGAACTCGTTACTTAGATGGATGCATGAAGATCAGATAGAAGGCAATCCAGATGTTGATGAAGTTCTTACTGATGATGCAATAAAGGTTGAATAATGATTAATATAAAGAACTATCTTGAAGAGCAACAAGACCTTTTTGCTCTAATGGATGGAACAGAACAAGAGTCCGATTTTAATTTAGTTGGTTTAGTAGAAGATTTAATTGCAGACTACAGCAATCAAACTTCTCAAGTATATACAGTTTATATACCATCTAAAGGCAGGGCAGATACTCCTAATACCTATGATATTTGCAATGAAGAAAATATCCCATGTAAGGTTGTAGTTGAACCACAAGAGTATGAAGAATATCACCAAACCATTCCGTCAGAAGATTTACTTACCTTAGATAAGAATGATCAAGGTGTTCAATATGCTAGATCGTGGATTAAAAACTATTCAACAAGTATAGGTGAAGAATATCATTGGCAGTTTGATGATGATATGAAATACTTTACAATGAGAATTGATGATAAAAATCAAAGAGTCAATCTAGTGCATTCTAAATCTATTATCGAACAAGTTGCAACTCTTTTTGAAAACTTTGCAGTTGGCGGTATGACTTCAAATGCATTTGCTTTCTCTAAACCAAATCCAGTAAAACTCAATCAGTTGGGTTATGGCTGTACATTTATTAATAATAATTTCAAACAAGAATGGAGAGACAAGACAGTAGAAGATTGGGATTATACATTACGTGCTCTAGAGGCAGGAATGTGTACCATGGCATTCTCTCACATTAACTTTCAAACGCCATCTTCTGGCACAAACAAAGGTGGTAACAATCTTACCGACTGGGCCACTATTGAGAAAAGAAAAGAATTTTATGATTACTTCGCCTCACTCTGGCCTAAAAACTTTAGGGTAGTAGAGTTGGTAGAAGGATCAAGTAAAGGCTACAAATTAGAACATAAAAGACGTTTCTTTAACGATTATAAAAATTTAAAATTAAAGTTAAAAACCTCTTTACAAACGGATTAAATTGTAGTATAATATACAATATTATGGATAAAGTTTCTGGTACATTATTTGAGTCACTCTTTGATGTCAAGACAGACAAGAGAATAGACTTACCATCATTTAAAGACTTTGAAGAAATACTATATCGCTTATCCGAGAAACCAAGAAAAGATAAAAAGTCAGCAGAGTTAATGTCTCCTGCTTTTTATTCTGTCGGCAGTACAAGGAAAAACGATAATGTAGAAGGCTGGGGTGGTTGGTGTGCCATAGATGTAGATGACTGCACTGAGGACTTGAATAAGTTCCTAGAGAAAAAGTGTAAAGATTATTATTATATCTGTTACTCTACTGCTTCATCCACTAAGGACTTGCCAAAGTTTAGACTTGTCTTTCCCCTAACAGAGTTTGTAACAAAAGACAAGATTAAACATTTCTGGTTTGCGCTCAACAAGGAACTTGGAGAAATGGGCGATATACAGACCAAAGATTTATCGAGAATGTATTATATACCCGGCAAGTATGCTAACGCATATAACTTCATCTTTACAAAAGAAGGTAAGGCAATATCCCCTGTGGATATTATGTCAAGACACGAGTATATAGAAAGAAGTGGTAATACATTCTTCGATAAATTACCTAAGAGTATGCAAGAGGCTATGTTGGCCCATATGAAATCATCACTAACAAATACTAAAGTTACATGGACTGGCTATAAAGATTGTCCATTCTTTCCAAAACAATTAGAACAAGAATATAGATCAATTACTGGAACTGGTTGGTATCATAAAATGTATCAGATTATGGTTGCACTGGCTGGTAATGCAGTGAAGAACAAATATCCAATTACGGCAAAAGAAATCGCGTATCTTTGCAGAGAACTAGATTTAGATACTGGTAATTGGTATAAAAAGAGGCCGTTAGATAAAGAGGCTGAAAGGGCCTTAGAATTTGTGCATAGGAATAGTTTATGAGTAAAAAAATTACAGTAGTAGGAGCAGGTTATGTCGGTATGGCAAATGCCACAATGCTTGCAAAATACAATGACGTTAAAATTTTAGAGCTGAGTGATGATAAGGTAGATGATATTAACCATGGTGTCTCTCCTATATTTGATCCAGATATTTCAAATGAATTGCCATTAATGGGAATTATTGCAACAAGATCTGCTGATGAGGCATATTCGGAAGGGCCAGATATAGTTATGATCGCAACACCAACAGACTATGATCCAGATACGGATTCATTTGATACTAAGTCTGTAGAATATGTTATCGGCGATGTGGTTAGAAGAAACTTTAATCCTATCATTATTATTAAGTCCACTATTCCAGTAGGCTTTGTTGATTCTATGAGAGAGAAGTTCCAGTATGAAAACATTATATTCTCGCCAGAATTTTTAAGAGAGGGTAGGGCATTAAGAGATGCTCTCAGGCCAACAAGAATTGTAGTTGGTGATAGAAGTGATGAGGCTACAGAATTTGCAAATGTAATAAAAGAGGCTATTATCCCACAGTCAATTGAACCACCTGTAATCTATACAGGAACAAGAGAAGCAGAAGCGATTAAGTTATTTGCAAACGGCTATCTTGCTATGAGAGTTACCTTTTTTAACGAGCTGGATATGTATGCAGAAAGATATGGATTAAGTCCTCGTGATATTATTGAAGGTGTTGGCTATGATGAACGTATTGGAAGACACTATAATAACCCTTCATTTGGTTACGGCGGTTACTGTTTTCCAAAAGATACCAAACAACTAAAGGCTCTTTATACTAAAGGTAATATACCTAATGATATTATAAGTTCAATCGTTGATTCTAATGAAACAAGAATGGACTGGATAACAAGGCGTATTCTATATAAGAAGCCTAAGACAGTAGGAATCTATAGGCTAATTATGAAATCTGGTTCAGATAACTTTAGAAGTTCTGCAATACAAGGTGTTATAGAACGTCTCAAAAAGAGAACAGAAGTTATTATTTACGAGCCCGAATTTCCACCAGAGATTGAAAACCTTATGGATTGTGAGATCGAGCATTTCCTAAATAGTTTTAAACGAAGATCAGACGTTATCGTTACCAATAGAATGGATGGCGAACTTTTAGATGTTTATGATAAAGTATATACGCGAGATGTTTTCAATAATAATTAACAAAAACACTTTACATTTATTAAAAAGTGTAGTATAATAGTACCATTAAAAGGTAAAGAACATGAGTAAAATATTAGTTACAGGTGGAGAAGGATTTATCGGATCCAACCTTATCAAGAGGCTCCTCAAACAAGGCCATGAAGTAGTATCAATGGATAATGGCCATTCAAATAAAATCACAAATAGACACAAAGGCTGTACATATTATTTCGGAGATGCATTTGATCTCTTTAGTACACTTCAACACACTAATCCTTGCTTTGATTATATCTATCACTTCGGAGAATATGCAAGAGTAGAACAATCATTTGATGATTACGATACAGTTATTGATTATAACTTAATGCAGTTTCCAGAAGTCCTAAGATTTGCATCATATCAAAATGCCAAACTTATCTACTCTGGTTCATCTACTAAGTTTGCAGATAATACATATTCTGCTAGTCCATATGCATATACCAAAGCGCAAAATACAGAACTTCTTAAAAATTATGCAAACTGGTTTGGACTAGACCACGTGATAGTATATTTCTATAATGCATATGGAGACAATGAGATTGATAGAGGTAAATATGCCACAGTGGTTGGTAAGTTCCTAAGAATGGTAAAAGAAGGCAAGAAAGAATTACCTATGACTGGAGATGGCTCACAATTAAGAAACTTTACTCACGTTGATGATATAGTAGATGGCCTTTTGCTTGCTGCCGAACATGGAGATGGCGATAATTATGGTATAGGTGCAGATGAACAACATTCAATACGTGATCTAATTAATTACCTAGGTGCTGAACCTAACTTTAAACCAGATAAACCAGGCAATAGAAAATCAGGTAAATTAGTTACACAGAAAATAAAAGACTTAGGTTGGAGTCCTAAGAGAGATTTAAAAACTTATATTAAGGAAAGGCTATGAGTATTGAAAAAATCGTAGAAAAATTTAAAGTTATAGACCCTAAACTTAGAACCTACTATATTGGAAAGTGGGCCGAAGAAAAAGGTATTGACTCAGACCTTGCAATGGAAATGGCAGGTTATGTAAAAGATGGTTATATAGGTGCAGGTGCTTGGAATTGGAGGTATCAACAATGAAAAATATAATGAACGTTGCAATATTACTTGCACTAGTATCAATAGGCTTTGTCGGCCAAATTAATGCAATAAATGTAACAGATGAACAAGCAGAGGCAAGATTTTGTCTAGCACAGAACATATATTTTGAATCAGCCAATCAACCATATGCAGGTAGAGTGGCAGTCGCAAACGTTGTTATGAATAGGGTAGAGGATTTACAGTTCCCTGATACAGTTTGCGGTGTAATATATCAAGCGAAACTAAGAGAAAACTGGAAAGGCAATATGGTTCCTGTAAGAAATCAATGTCAGTTCAGTTGGTATTGTGATGGTAAGTCGGATGAACCCACGGATTCAGTTACGTGGATGGAATCTTTACGTATCGCACATTTAGTATTGACAGGCACAGTGCCTGACTTAACGGAGGGAGCTCTGTATTATCATGCAGATTTTGTATCACCATATTGGGCTCCATATTTAACCAAGGTTGTTACTATAGACAACCACATTTTTTATAAGTAGAGTAATATGAGAAAAGACGGATTTCAAGACCAATACGAAACAGTATGTGAAGTGACTTGCATTGATAATGGCAGATCAATGGAAGTAGATGTAATTAACTTTAGGCCAGAACATTCTTGCAAGATACTGGTAGAAAAAAAGATTGATGTTTTTCTCAAGTATAATGCCAAGCATGATCTATATGTAGGATCAAAAGCAGGTATGGACTTTACAACAAAAGGCCCATCATATATTGGGTCATTTAGATATTAAGGAGAATTAATGTATCAGTATAAAGCATATGTAACGAAAGTAGTAGATGGAGACACGGTCGATGTAGATGTCGATTTAGGTTTCGGAATGATTTATAAGAAGCAAAGAGTCAGAATGGTGGGAATAGATACACCCGAATCAAGAACAAGAGATTTAGAAGAAAAGTTTTTTGGAAAGGCTTCTAAGGCTCATCTTAAAAAACTGTTAGAACAAAACGACAATAAAGTTTATTTAACATCACATGATAAAGGTAAGTTTGGCCGTATTCTAGGCGACTTGCGTTTAACACATGATGCAGATAAAACTGTTAATCAAATAATGATTGACGATTTTCATGCTGTTGAATATTACGGCGGGAATAAAGAGCTTACTGAAAAGGCTCATTTGGAGAATAGAGTAGCACTTGGACTTAAAGGGCTAGTTTATGTTAAAGATTAATTATATTATGGAGAAAAATTATGGCTTATCCTAAAGCATACATGGAAACACTTGGATCATACGTCTATGGATATTATCCTGAAGGACTGAGTGGTCAAGCAGAATATATTGGTAAAGGGGTAGACACACGTTGTCTAGCTCATGTAAAAGATAAAAACCAAGACCCGGCAAATCTTTATATCTTAGGTAGAAACCTAGAGAAGTATGCCAAATCAACACCAGCAGAAGAGATTGCATCTTTTGCCGCAGAGGCAGCAATCATTGCGATTACTAATCCTAAACTGAATAGTGTTTCGGGTAGATATGGAGACCTATGGAAACCAGAAAGACTTGACGACTTATATCAAGAATGGAAGAAACAACAAATCAATCCAGTAAAAGAATCAATGAGATTTTATAATGATCACCCAGAAATCCAAGAGCATGTTAAAGGCATGTGGGCAACGGGTAACTCATTTGTATTTACTTCGCCAACTTCAAATGGAATTGAATATATACTAAACGTGACTCCAGAAGTAGATGGGTTTGTTCCAGTTGTTAAAGTTAAATTCTCTAGGGATAAGAGAGAAGAGCTAAGAGAAAAGTGGATTAAAGATAATGATTCAGAATATAATCTAAGTGCAGATGGAGAAATGGTAAACGTAACAGGATTAACAGTGGAGAAAGCCATAGAGCTTTGGATGTCATGAGAGTAGGAATTACAGCATCAACATTTGACTTGCTACATGCAGGTCATTGTGCTATGTTAAGAGAAGCAAAAACACAATGTGATTATCTTATTTGTGCACTACAAAATGACCCATCATTAGATAGACCAGATAAGAATAAACCAATTCAAAATATAGTAGAAAGACAAGCGCAACTAGCCGCAATTAAATATGTGGATGAAATCCTAGTATATAATACCGAACTAGAGTTGCTCGATATTCTAGCCATGTATGACATTGATGTCAAAATTATGGGTGTTGAATATAGAGACAAAGACTTTACAGGTAAGGATATGTGCCAAAAAAGAGGCATTGAATTCTACTTTAATAAGCGAGATCATCGCTTTTCAACAACAAACTTACGCGAAAGAATTGAACAAAACACTTTACAATCTGAGTGAATTGTAGTATAATATACTTAATATTAAAACAGGAGAATATATGCCGTCAATAGATTTAAGACCTAGGAAAAGACACCCTAAGGATAAAAGACCAGCAAAACCAATGCCGTTTGACGTAGCCCTAAGAAAATTTAGAAAGGCTGTTGAACGCGCTGGTATTTTGCAAGATGTTCGTAGAAAGGAGTTCTATGAAAAACCTACTGCGAAAAGAAAACGTAAAAAGGCCGAAGCCGTCGCAAGATGGAGAAAGAAAGAAAGGGCCATTGAAATGCAATTAGGTACTGGTAGTACCAGGAGAAAAAGATAATGTCAGTAATGGATAAATTAAAAAAGAATTCTAAGATCAAGACAACCAATGTATTGTCTAAATCAGTATTCTTTACAGAAAAAGATATGGTACCAACTGAAGTACCAATGGTAAACGTAGCTCTATCTGGAGATACGGAAGGTGGTCTTACATCAGGACTAACAGTTCTTGCAGGGCCTAGTAAACACTTTAAAACTTCTTTTGCCCTACTTATGGCAGGTGCGTATATGAAGGAACATGAAGATTCAGTATTATTATTTTATGATTCAGAGTTTGGTTCACCACAATCATACTTCGAAGCATTTGGTATTGATACTGATAGAGTATTGCATACTCCAATTACAGATGTGGAACAACTCAAGTTTGACCTAGTATCACAATTAGATAATATAGAAAGAGGTGATAAGGTAGTTATTGTAATTGATTCTATCGGTAACCTAGCATCTAAGAAAGAGCTAGAAGATGCTCTTAGTGAAAAATCAGTTGCAGATATGTCCAGGGCAAAAGCACTGAAAGGATTATTCAGAATGGTTACTCCTTATTTAACCATGAAGAATGTTCCACTTCTCGCAGTTAACCATACTTACCAAGAGATTGGTCTATTCCCTAAAGCTATCGTATCAGGTGGTACAGGAATTTACTACTCAGCAGATAACATCTGGATTCTTGGCCGTAGACAAAATAAGACAGGTTCAGATGTAACAGGTTATGACTTTATTATCAATGTAGAGAAGTCAAGATTTGTAAAAGAGAAGTCAAAGATTCCAGTATCAGTTTCATGGGAAGGTGGTATTGAAACTTATTCAGGCTTACTAGATATTGCCTTGGCAGGTGGATATGTGGTTAAACCTACAGTCGGTTGGTATTCAAGAGTAGATCAAGCTACTGGCGAAGTATTACAGCCAAAAGTAAGACAGAAAGATACACTTACTAAAGAATTTTGGGATCCAATCTTTAATGAAACAGACTTCAAAAAGTTTATTAAATCTTACTATCAGATAGGACATAAACCTTTGTTAGAAATTGATTTAGAAACCACTTTACAAGAGGAGTAAAATGGAGTATAATATAACTAACAAAGATTATACTTTGGTCGAAAACGATAGTGGAGAACTAGCAGACTTCTATGGTATCAGACTAAAGACTGGCAAATGGAAAAATGTAATCTTCGTTTATGGTAAAGTATCCGTAAAAGAAGATCAGACAAATGATACAGCAACATTATCATTTACATACACTATCCAAGACCCAGTCGATCATGATATAGATAAACTGCAAAGTGATCCAGATTTTAATAACTACCTAGGTGCTTTGTTACAACATATTATTTCAGAAAACCTAGAGAACAAAGAGGCACAAATTGGATTTAAAACATCAACTACCGACACACATACTGAGCAACTTACTGAATAACGAGAGTTATTGCAGAAGAGTTATTCCGTATATCAAACCCGAATATTTCGAGGGTGAGCATCGTACAGTATTTAATCTAGTTGCACAGTTTGTTGGCAAACACAATAAACTACCAACAGCAAGTATCTTAGAACTAGAACTTAGAAAGCTCGATGCACATGATGATTTATTAAATAATGCATCACAGTTGGTAAAAGTATTACAAGCAGAAGAAATAATTGATACAGATTATCTTATTAAAGAAAGTGAAAAGTGGTGTAGAGATAGAGCAGTATATTTGGCAATTATGGATTCCATTGGTATCATTGATGGAAAGGATAAAAATAGAACAGACGGCGCTATTCCAGAAATACTATCAGATGCTCTAGGTGTTTCATTTGATCAAGCCATTGGTCATGATTATATTGATAATTCAGATGAACGATTTGATTTCTATAATACGAAAGAAGATAGGACTCCATTTGATTTAGATTATTTTAATAAGATCACTAAAGGCGGCTTACCTAATAAAACACTGAACATTGCTTTGGCAGGAACAGGTGTAGGTAAGTCCCTCTTTATGTGTCATTGTGCTGCATCAGTATTACAACAAGGTAAGAATGTGCTGTATGTAACAATGGAAATGGCAGAAGAAAGAATTGCAGAACGTATCGATGCCAATCTAATGGACTTACCAATAGAACAACTCGCAAGAATTAATAAATCAACATTCGATAGTAAAATACAAAAGATCGCACAGGCATCTATAGGGAAACTTATTATTAAAGAATATCCCACAGGTGCCGCTCATACGGGTCATTTTAGGGCATTACTTAATGAACTAAAGATGAAAAAGAACTTCCGTCCGGATATGATATATATAGATTATCTTAATATATGTGCGTCTAGCCGTATGAAAGGGCTGGGTGGAAGTATAAATAGTTATTCTTACATCAAGGCAATTGCAGAAGAACTGCGTGGTCTTGCTGTAGAATTTAATGTTCCGATAGTATCGGCAACTCAAACTACCAGATCAGGATTTGGTAATACAGATGTCGGACTTGAAGACACGTCAGAGTCATTCGGGCTTCCTGCCACGGCTGACCTTATGTTCGCTCTTATTTCAACAGAAGAGCTTGAGGACTTGGGCCAGATTATGGTAAAACAATTGAAAAATCGTTATAACGATCCGACCAAATACAAGAGATTTGTTGTCGGTATAGATAGAAGTCGGATGAAACTTTTTGACGTAGAAGAAAGTGCACAACAGGACTTAGTCGCCGAGAGTGTGCCTGATAAACCAATAGCAACGTGGGGCGACAGAGAAACCAAAGACACGTTTGCTGAATTTAAAATATAGGAGAAAATATATGGATATGTTACTAAAAGCTAAAGACTGGGTCGTAGCAAGACTTGGTGAAAGAACATCTTGGGATGGACTAGCACTTATTGGAGCTTGTGGCGCAGTATTACTATTTGGCGGACTTGCCAAGTTACTAGCCTGGGTTGGATTACTTTGGGGTGTATACACATTGGTAAAGAGTGACTAATAATATATGTTTGACGTGAAACTTATATCATATTCGCAACCACCTGCAGAGGTTGAGTTAAATCCCGATCTACTGCAGATGGTTGCCTATTCTGCTAGAGTCAGTAACCCTAGCAATCAACACAACGAAGAAACTTCCGAAAAACTTGTTAAGTATTTAATTAAACACAAACACTGGAGCCCATTAGAAATGGTAAGTGCTTGTTTAGAGATTAACTGCCCAAGAGATATCGCAAGACAAATTCTTCGACACAGGTCTTTCTCATTCCAAGAATTCAGCCAAAGATATGCTGATCCTACGGAAGACCTTAATTTTGTCACAAGAGAAGCAAGATTACAAGATACTAAAAATAGGCAGAACTCTATAGAGATACCTATGGAAGATTCAATTAATTATGTATGGGAATCATACCAAGAAGTAATTATTGAAAGATGTAAAAAGGCTTACGACTGGGCAATCAAAGCAGGAATTGCAAAAGAACAGGCCAGGGCTGTGTTACCCGAAGGTCTTACAATGTCACGTATGTATGTAAATGGAACTCTACGCTCTTGGATCCATTACATAGAATTAAGAAGTGCCAATGGTACTCAAAAAGAGCATATGGATATCGCCAAAGCAGTTGGTGATGTAATCTATAAAATCTTTCCAGTGGACGATGTAGTATAATACATGGGGCTATAGCTCAGTAGGGAGAGCGACTGGTTTGCAACCAGTAGGTCGGGGGTTCGATTCCCTCTAGCTCCACCATTATTGCGAAAAAAGTACCACTTTTTTCAGCAAAACACTTTACAAGCCTCTCCTTTTTGTAGTATAATTATATTATAAATTAAAAGGAGAACGATGAAAGATAAAAACCCATTTAACAGTAACTATCCATCAGTAGATAGATTTTCAGATTACGGCGTCAGGATTGGAGATGCAGTAGAGTATAGAATACCTGGTTCAAGTGATTACACTAGAGGCTATATTTCAGAATTACGTGAAGATAGAATCAACGTAAGAACATATACAAACGGACAATTTGAAACAGAAGCTAGATTACCTAAAAGTTTATTTGATGAGTTTAAATTGGAAATCTTTGATGATAACAGAGGATGCGATAATTCAGCAATTGGACTATCAGGATGCTATGAACCATGGAGAAGAATGTGGCATTAATTGTTACATTTATGTTACAATCGTGTAACAATTGTGTAAATTTTTTTAAAAAACACTTTACAAGCCATGCAAAACCAGTTATAATAGTAGAGTAAATTAAATAAATGGAGTAAATTATGAAATTATCATTTGAAGATCAAGTTATTCAAGACACTCATACAGAAGTAGCCGCACTATCAGATAGGCAAGTTCTACAAATTCTACACGAAACATTTAATGATCCTAGTCCATTATCTGGAGAAGATGCAAACAGGCCAGATGCATGGATGGCTACTAGAAGGGCCGATCTTAAACAACACCTTTACAATATCTATATGAATGGTATTCCAAATTTAGATTACGACCTTTGCAGTTGTGGTTCTCTTTTGGAACTGTGCCCAGATTCATATGAGCATATGACACACGGATATTAATATGAGAGCTTTTAAAGAAATAACAAAATGGCCAGATGGAACTCTTAATCACACTTATATCCTTAACGACCACGGCCATTTAGTTGGTTATAGAAATACAGTAACCAAAGAATACAAACAATTTAAAACTCCGATGAAACAGTTTTCAAAAAGTCACAGAAAATTCATCGAGTTAAAACCAGTAGAAAAATATATGGAGACAGCATGAAACCTTGGGAAGTAATTAAACACCTCGAAACTAACAACTCTAGGCTATTTAAAGAAGAGGTTGTTTCCCAACATATTGCAGATAAAGAATTCCAAACTGGAGTAAAGTTGGCCCTTAACCCATACGACACGTTCGGCGTTAAATTGATAGATACTTCTAAGAAGGACGGGCCGGGGTTAGGGGCCAACGAATTTATGTCATTAGTACTATCACTTTCTTGTAGATGCCTTACAGGTAATGCCGCGAAAGATAAGATAGAAGAGTTAATGAATAAAGCCACAATGGACGAGTGGAACTATTGGTATCGCAGAATCCTTCTTAAAGATTTAAAATGTGGTGTATCAGAAAAGACAATTAATAAAGTCGGTAAGGCAATTGGCTTTGAGATTCCGAGATTCAATTGCATGTTGGCCACAAATGGTGAAAACAATAAACACATGAAAGGTGAATGTCTTATCGAGTACAAGTATGATGGGGTAAGAGCCATTACCATAGTTAGTAATGGTAAGGCCACTATCTATTCTAGGAATGGTAAAGTATATTCCAACTTTCCTCATATTGAAGAAGCCTTGAGTCAGCCAGAGTACGAGGGCATGGTATTTGATGGCGAGATAATGAGTGAGAACTTTACAAGTTTAATGAAGCAAGTTCACAGAAAAGAAGGTGCCCAAACACAAGATGCATTCCTTGCATTGTTTGATATGATTACACTAGAAGAGTTCAATAAAGGACTTTCAAATGATGGCTGTTATGATAGAAAACTAATTATGGAAGAACAGTTATCAGATTTACCTGAGTGTATTAAGTTGGTAGATTATGAAGTTGTAGACTTAGAACAAGAGGCTGATGTATTTAAACAGATAAATAAAGATGCCATAGAAAATGGCTATGAAGGAATTATGGTAAAACCAGTAGATGGTTTATATGAATGTAAAAGAAGTAATGCTTGGTTTAAGATCAAGCCATATATTGAAGTTACCCTTACAGTAGAAAGTATAGAAGAGGGTCAAGGAAAATTCGAAGGAACAACAGGTGCACTAGTATGTGCAGGACACGATGAAGGCGTTGATATTAAAGTCAATGTTGGTGGTGGTCTTACCGACACTATTAGAGATAGTATTTGGAAAGATCAGAATGCTGTATTAGGCCAGTTAGTAGAGATTAGAGCAGACTCTATATCTCAAAACCAGGACGGGACTTATTCATTAAGATTCCCGAGATTTAAAACTTTTAGAGGATTCGTCCCAGGAGAAAAATTATGAGCAGTAAATACGTTTACAAAGGCATTGACAAAGAGTCAACTATAGTATGGAAACCAAAAGTCTATGACGATCCATTCAAATTCGATTATGAAAGAACTAAGGCCAGAATTGAGGCCGCAGAAGAAGCAGGTTATACTGATGATGTAGAAACAATTAAGAAAAACATTAAAAGGGTAGTTGCAGATAACCCCGGCATGTTTGATGATTTCTTGGAGTTAGTATGACAGAAGATACAATAGTGGGTAATGGCTGGAAAGTCTATGCCCACGAAAATAATAAACTTTTAGCAGAATATCTTTTTGCTGTTAAAGAAGAAGCAGAAAAATTTGAAGAAGATATGAAATCAAAAGGCTACGAAACTAAATTACTGAGAGTTGAATGGACTATTTAATTTTTGGCCTAGTTATCTTAGGCGTAGGCTTTACATCATACAATTTAGGTATCAAAGATGGTGCTTCAAAGACAGTTGAAAAACTAATCGACTTACAAATCATCAAACTAGATGGTAAAGGTAATCTAATATCTGGCAAGTAGGTCTCCTAATATTATAAATAGTTATATCGAAACTTTACAAAGCGTTGGTTTTGTAGTATAATATCTTTATATACACGGAGACAATATGATAAGATTTAAAAACAGTTTTATGACAGAAGAGCTAAGTGCTCTCTCAACTACTGACGATAATCTGAACGCAGTAAAGTTAGTACAAGCAATAGATGATGCAATTTCATCTATAGACACGGAAGTAGAATTAGACCTTAGACAAGGCAAATCAAACTCTAAAAAGATCGGCATCTCTCAATTGATGGACGATAAATCCCGAAGAAAGTTTGCAGAACTTGCAAGAGAAGTAATAGACAAAGACCCTAATTTAGAACTTATCAAAATTAGTGGTGCAAGAGCAGAAAAAGATTATTACTTTAAACATAAAGATATGGATAGAGCAGTTTATGTAAATGCCAGACCAAAAGGTGGTCGTAGTGCACTTGGAGATGATCCTCATGAACTTATGACTGCTGCTCTTTGTCTTTTCCCTAAGAAACATAATATTACTAATTCAGATGAAATGGATGCATTAATTCAATTAGTAAGAGGGCAATTAAAGAAAGTAAAGGGATATAAAGATAGTCAGGTTGAATCATTAGTTGGTAGTTACCCTAACCTAGCCCAAGCAGTGTCTGCTGCTAATGTTATTATCGATGCAGGATATGGTAATGCTGATATGGTTTATCTTACAGGCCAATCTTGGGACGATGATGTAAAACAATTTAAAATGTCCAAGTATGGGATGCAAGATTTTAACTCTTCCGACTTTATTATTAAAAAGGGTAATAGTTTCCTAGGTGTTTCTCTTAAAAAGAAAAAGAGAGTTACCGAAGAGGACCCAACACTCATCAATAAATCATTTACAAAGTTACTGAATGAACCTAAACTTAAAAAGTTAAAACAGGCAGTAGAAGATGACGCAGGTAGATTTTATGTTCACGTAATCAACCTTGCTCAGAGATTAAGAAAAAGATATCCAAATGTGATGTCAGATGAATTATATGACGAGTTAAAAAAGAATCCAGCAACAGTAAAGAACTGGAAAAAATATATTAACAGAGTTCCTAATGATTTAATTAATAGAGTATTAAAAGGTAAAAGAACTTTATTCAGAATGATGGGCGAGACAATTCTAAAGCAGTCCGAACTCTTCTCAAATATTCTAGTACAACTTATTTTTAAATCAGACCTAAAAGAACTTAAAAAAGTAAACTTTGATTTTGCTCTAGTAACAGGTATCGGCGACTACGGACCACAGAAAGGTGTAGTTGTTGAAAAGGGAGAATATAAAGATATTGATACAGTATCAAGCAAACTAGATGATTTATTCTCACAGGGCAAACCTAACATGCAATACACTCCAGGAGCAAAACAAGCATTCGACCCTGGGTCAGGAGCAGCCAACTTGAAGTTTACTCTCTTCATTGGTAAAGTACCTATCTGTAATATTATACTCAGATATAAAGGTAACTTTTCTAGTGCTCCAAACTTTAATGCTACAATGACAAATGAATTTAAGGGGTTATACAAATGATTAGATTAAAAAATTATGTACCTCTATATGAGGCAGCAAAGAATACTCACATGACACACATTGAGGATTTAATCCTTGATGGTGGAGTTAAGGGGGCACGCCAAGCTATCCTAGCGCTTAGAAGTCTTAGGGATATGTTATCGGGAAACGCCAAAGCACCAGTGGACGTTACGGTCAAGTGGGACGGTGCCCCCGCCGTCTTTGCAGGAGAGGATCCAGAAACTGGAGAATTCTTTGTTGCAAAGAAAGGCATCTTTGCGAAGAACCCGAAAGTATATAAAAATCATGCTGACATTGATGCCGATACATCTGGTGATCTCAATAAAAAATTAAAACTAGCTTTCGATAGTTTAAAAGGGCTGGGTATTAAAGGTGTTATCCAAGGCGACTTTATGTACGATAAAGCCGATCTAAAGAAAGAAAAGATTGACGGCGAGTCTTATATTGTGTTTCATCCTAACACAATTGCATATGCCATTCCAGCAAGTAGTTCATTAGCAAAAGAAATTACAAGAAGTAAGATTGGTATTGTTTGGCATACTTCTTATAGTGGTGCAACATTTGAAACTATGAGAGCAGAGTTTGGTAGAGAGATAGTACCAAAGTTAAAGAAATCAAAAGACGTATGGATGCAAGATGCTACATTGCCCGATCTATCTGGTACAGCAACCCTTACCGCCAAAGAAACAGCAGAGTTAAATAAAAACTTATCTAGTGCAGGTAAGATATTTAAACAGATCGCATCTACAGTATTAAAAGAAATAGAATCAAACAAAGAATTAAATCTAGTAATAAATGTTTATAACAATAGAATGGTAAGAGAAGGCCAAAGAATTGCAGATACTAAAAAACATGCTACTGGTCTAGTAATGTTTGTTAATAATAGATATCAAAAAGAGATTGATAAAAGAACTTCTGAGAAGGGTAAACAGACACAAATAGACAAAAGGGACGAATTGTTAAAGTTTTTTAGTAAAAATAATATAAAAAACTTAAAATTAATCTTCGATTTACAGAATTTTGTAATAAATAGTAAATTAATTATTATAAATAAACTAAATAGTCTTAATAAAATTAATACTTTTGTTAAAACTAAATCCGGGTTTAAAGTAACCAATCAAGAAGGTTTTGTTGCTATAGACCGAATGGAAGGTGGCGCTGTTAAGTTGGTAGACAGATTAGAATTCTCCTACAATAACTTCAGTAAAGATATTATTAAAGGTTGGGATAATCCTAACTAATGGGACCAGGGATAAATGAAAATAAAAAACTTTAGCGACTATATAGTCGAATCATCAAAAGAAATCACAATAGTATTCGGACGATTTAATCCGCCTACTATTGGTCACGAAAAACTTTTTGAAACTCTTAAAAAGGTATCACGTGGTGGGTCATATAGAATATATGCATCACAATCAAGTGACCCTAAAAAGAATCCTCTTAAATTCAAAGATAAAATTAAATTCCTAAGAAA